TACTGCCTTCTAGATCAACAGGTGAGCTGCTTGATGCTCTTGGCATCACACCGGCCGGTATCGATCGAAAAGGCGATTACAATGTCAAGGTTGGGTTTGATGAGCCAAGAAGTGATGGAGAGTCTAATGCAAAAATAGCCAACATTTTAGAGTATGGCAAGTCAAATCAACCGGCAAAACCTTTTTTAAAACCGGCAAAATCGTCAAGTAGAAATGCCTGCATCGAAGCGATGAAGAGAAAACTTGATGAAGAAATAGAGAAAATATAAACATAGGAGGTGGGCCGGGTGGAAGGTAGTATTTTAAAGGATATAAGAGAAACTTTAGAGCCATTGGGGCTTCAAATTGAAACTGGTATATTTTCAGATAAAGCTCCAGATGAATATTTAGTGATAACACCCATGAGTGATAATTTTGATTATTTTGCAGATAATTTGCCAAGAGCAGACATGCAAGAGGCCCGCCTTTCCCTGTTTTCAAAGAGCAATTATTTGGCCAGGAAAAATGATATCGTAAGATGTCTACTTGGTGCAGATTTTACGATAACGGACAGGCGGTATCTTGGTTATGAAGAAGATACCGGTTTTCACCATTTCGCCATTGACGTACTAAAACAATACGAAGTGAGTTTAACTTAGCTATTTTGAAGGAGGAATAGATTATGGCAACAATCGGACTGGACAGTCTATATTATTCGGGAATAACAGAAGATGAAAACGGAAATGAAACCTATGGCACCCCAAAAGTTCTGGCAAAAGCTATGACAGCAGAGCTTAGCGTGGAGCTGATTGAAGCAATTCTATATGCAGATGATGGGGCTTCAGAAGTGGTCAAAGAATTTAAAAGCGGAGCCCTAACTCTTGGCATTGATGATATTGGATCATTAGTCGCACAGGATTTAACGGGCTGCAAGATCGATAGTAATAATGTTGTGGTATCAAGAAGTGAAGATGGAGGAAGTCCTGTAGCTATTGGGTTTCGTGCCAAGAAAGCAAACGGGAAATATAGATATTTTTGGCTTTACAGAGTTATCTTCAGTGTACCGGCCACAAGCCTCGCTACTAAGGGGGACTCCATTACATTTAGCAGTCCCACCATAGAAGGAACTGTCTTTAGACGTAATAAGTTGGATGCTGAAAGCAAGCACCCTTGGAAGGCAGAAGTTACAGAAGGTGATAACGGGGTAGCAGCTGAAACTATTACGGGCTGGTTTACAACTGTTTATGAACCAGATTTTACACCGGTAACACCGACGATTACCATTACAACGCAGCCTGATGCCTTAACTGAGGTCACTGCAGGAAGCATTACTGAAAGTCTGTCTGTGGTAGCAACATCCAATACCAGTGACCCTGTGACATACCAGTGGTATGAAAACACAATTGATAGCTCAGTTGGTGGAACAATTATTAACGGAGAAACCTCAGCTAGTTTTGATATTCCGACTGATCTTACAGCGGATACCTATTACTATTACTGCGTTCTTAGTCTATCAGGAGCTAGTGATGTAACAACGGATGTAGCGACTGTGACTGTATCTTAATGGGAGGTAGATAGTGATGGCGGATGAAAAAATAAAAGTAGATGAAGTATCAGAAGAAAGAAGTACGATAATTAATATTGGTGGGAGTGACTTTAAGCTGATTCTTACCACCAAAGCAACGAAGGAAATAGCTGGGCGTTATGGAGGCCTTGAAAATCTCGGAACGAAGCTTATGAAAACCGAGAACTTTGAAATGGCTCTAGATGAGATTGTGTGGCTGATTACACTTTTAGCTAATCAATCCATACTGATTCATAACATTAGAAATAAAGAGGATAAAAGGGGACTTCTAACTGCGGAAGAAGTGGAGCTTCTTACTACACCTTTTGATCTGGCCGAGTATAAAAATGCCATTATGGCCAGCATGATGAAGGGTACCAAAAGAAATGTGGAGAGTGAACCGTCAAAAAACGAGGTGGTCGGGTAAGTGATGAAGAGCTCTTTACCCGACTGATTTACTATGGCACAGCCCACCTTAACAGAAAAGAAAATGAGGTGTGGCTGATGCCTATTGGTTACCTGATGGATTTATGGGAGTGCCACAAGCAGTTTATTGGTATCTCAAAACCGAGAAAGGAATATTTCATCGATGATGTAATTCCAGAGTGGATTTAGTTGTCATATTGGCTAGTAGAATAAGATAGAAATACGAACGAAAATGACAAAGTGTGAAGTTTGACGTAGGTGCTAAAAATAATCATTATGTTAGCATGAATGACAAAAACAGAGATTAAATACAATATAACAAAATGGAGTTTAAATATAACAGTAAGAATGTTACATTGAAAATTAAAATGTTAAATTACAAGACACTTCAAAAGAGGTGTCTTTTTTCATGCTAAAAGAGAGGAGGTGGCTAGAATGGCTGATAATTTTGGGCTGAAGATTGGCGTAGAAGGTGAGAAGGAATTTAAAAACGCCCTTAGGGATATCAATAGAAGCTTTAAGGTGCTAGGTTCTGAAATGAATCTGGTGACGTCCCAATTTGATAAACAGGAAAAATCCATTGAGGATATAACAGCTAGAAATAATGTCCTTAATAAAGAAATTGATGCGCAGAAAAATAAAATCGGAACATTAGAATCGGCCCTGAAAAATGCCTCCGACTCCTTTGGTGAAGCAGATAAACGAACACAGAACTGGGCCATCAAACTAAATAATGCAAAAGCTGATCTTAATAAGATGGAGAAAGAACTGGATAAAAATGTTCAGGCCATTGATGAAATGAACCGAGGTTTTGATGAAGCAGAAGATGGGGCGGATGATTTTGCAAGTGCAGTAGATAAAGCGGCAAAAGAAACAGAAGATGCTTCGGGGAAGTTTGAAAAAATAGGTGGTGTTCTAAAAGGCATCGGTGCTGCCATTGGAGCTACGGTTCTGGCCATTGGTTCTGCAGCAGTTGCTACTGGTGCAAGTCTCATTAAACTGGGTGATGATTATAACTCGGCAGTGAATCAGATGTCGGCTTCCACCGGTGCTACCGGTGAGGAGCTAGAAGAGCTGGGAGAAGTTGCTCAGAATGTATATAAGCATAATTTTGGTGACAGCTTAGAGGATGTAGCAAATGGCATATCGGAAGTGAAAAAGACAACCGGACTCATGGGCCAGGAACTAGAGAAGGCAACCGAGTCTGGTTTTGCTTTAAGAGACACTTTTGGTTTTGAACTTCAGGAATCTGCAAGAGCAGCTGGCGCTCTGATGAAGAACTTCGGAATATCTTCTGAAGAAGCCTATAACATCATCGCAACCGGTGCTCAAAACGGAGCCAATAAAAATGGAGATCTTCTGGATACCTTGAACGAGTATTCTAATCAATACTCAGCTCTTGGTCTTAGTGCAGACGAATTCATCACTGGCCTTATTGGCGGGGCTGAAGCTGGTGCTTTTAGTATCGATAAGGTTGGAGATGCCGTTAAAGAGTTTAATATCAGGGCAAAAAATGGTAGCAAGGGGAGTGCTGAAGCCTTTACTTCACTTGGACTAGACGCAGATGAAATGACTAAAAAGTTTGCAAATGGCGGAGAAGAAGCAAGTGATGCTTTCTATAACGTCATCGAAAGATTAAATGAAATAGAAGATCCGCTTCTTCGAAATTCAGTAGGTGTTCAGCTTTTTGGTACACAGTTTGAAGATTTAGAGGCGGGAGTGCTTCCGGTTCTTGCTAATATGAAAGATAGCACGCTTGCTACAAAGGATGCCCTATCACAAATTACTCAGGTAAAATATGATAACCTCTCTGATGGCTTTGAAGGGGTGAAGCGGTCCTTGCAAGGTGTGTTCTTACCGGCGGTAAGTGAAGTGTCTTCAGGCATTACTGACCTGTTTTCCGAACTCTCAAATGGGATTAATGCAGCAGATGGAGATTTTGAGAAAATATCAGAGGTTATCGGTGAAACGGTAAGTGGCATTACAACACTTATAGCAGAGCAGCTTCCTCAATTCGTTACCCTTGGACTTGATATCGTCATGGCCCTTGGAGGTGCAATCATTGACAATCTACCTCTTATTATTGACTCAGCCATGCAGATTATTATGACCCTTTTATCATCGCTTATTGAAGCGCTGCCTCAGATAACAGAAGGGGCTTTATATCTTGTAATGGCTTTGGTAGAGGGCATCATTGCAAATTTACCGGCACTGGTTGAAGCAGCACTACTCATGATTGTAACCCTAGCTACTGGAATAGGAGAGGCCCTTCCGGAGCTGATACCAGCGATTGTTCAGGCCATTATATTGATCGTTGAAACTATTATCGCCAATATGGATCAGATTCTAAATGCGGCTTTTCAGATTATTCAGGGTCTGGCTACGGGACTTCTAAATGCTCTACCGACACTGATTGAAGCGCTGCCGCAGATTATTAATAGCATTATTTCTTTTATTACTGCAAACTTACCACAGATTATTCAGATGGGTGTGGAGCTGACCATTCAGTTAGCTACTGGACTTATTAAAGCAATACCTCAGCTTGTAGCCCAGCTTCCTCAGATAATTGCAGCCATTGTAACAGGTCTTGGAAGCGCAGTTCCGTCCATGATGAATGTTGGAAAGAATATCTCTAGAGGTTTATGGGATGGTATTTCATCCATGATCGGGTGGCTTAAGAATAAGGTGGATAACATGGTTGGTGGCATTGTCAAGGGAGTGAAAAACGTCCTTGGCATTCATTCTCCATCTCGAGTCTTTGCTGGAATTGGTTCAAATATGGGAGAGGGTATTGGTGAAGGCTTCTCTGAAGCCATGAGTAGTGTGGAAAAAGATATGCAAGGATCCATCCCAACAGACTTTGATTTGGATTTGAATTCTCAGGTAACAGGGAGTTTAAGCAGCTCAGAAGGAGCGGTCTTTGATGTAACCATACCGCTGACTATTGATGGAAACATATTAACCCGTGTGATTGCCCAGCTTCAGTGGAACCAAAATACTGTTACCGTTAGAAACCTCGGGGTGGTAGGAAGCTAAAGAGAGAGGAGGGAGCCTACTTGATTGAAATTTATGCAGGGACAACTTTAATTCAAAGCATCCACAAGGTGATGAGTGCTAGTGTGAGAGAAACACTAGAGGGTGAGTATACACTTTCCTTTACGGTTTTGGCAAAATCAGCACTGGCCCTTAAAGTAAAGCAGATTGCAAAGCTGGATGATCAGTATTTTGAGATTGTTCAGATTTCAAAAAGTCTTCAGGGCAGTCTTCCTGTTTGTTCTGTGATTTGTGAGCACGTTTCTTATCTGCTGAATCATGAGATGTATAACTTGACCAGCTTTGATTTTACAGGTGATCCGGTAGCAGGACTGGCAGAAGTCCTTAATGGAACACCTTTTTCTGCAGGTGAAGTTGACTTTACAGAGAGCGTCACCATGCAGATTAACCAGGAAGTATCAAGAAGAGCTGCTCTTATGCAGTTCATTGCCATTCTTGGTGGAGAGATTGAATATGATGGTTACAACATCAACATAAGAATTC